TATCAAGCTTTATAAACTCATACTTTTGATTTATAGACGCTCCACCCGGTTTAACGACTGCACCTTCTTTAAATATATTATCACCAAATCTCTGTATCTGATCTTGTAATATTGTTTGTAACTGAGTTAACTCTCTTGCTTGAAGTGCTTTACCTGAATTGAAAAGTATCTTATGAAAGTTTGCACTATCTGTGAAATCATCTTTATAGGTACTTGGAAAAGTGGTTTCAGTTAAATTGGTTGCCATAGTTTATTCCTTACAGTGATATTACAACTTTAATGTCTTCTTGTTGATTTGCAGATCTTGTTACAGGCGCTCTATTTTCTATATATACTATCCTTCCGGAAAGCTTATCCACATCATCTCTTGTAAATGCATCAGAATCTGCATCTACGCCTTCGGCTACAAGAGTTCCAGAAACACCACCACCTGTTATTGTGTCAGCTTCAGCAAATGGTTTAAACCCAGTCGCTTCAGTTTGATGAAAGAATAATCTATCACTATCAACTTCATCAACTATTGCTTGAGCTCCTGAAGGTGCACCTGTTATAGTTGTATCTAAAAAGTTTACGTTAGCAGCTGCAGTGAGCTTTAAGAATCTTAGTACTTTACCACTTGATGTAGTAAAAGGTGGGCCATCCGCAGCACTATCAGATGTATTATTAGGATCTCTTATTAATGCAACTTGTCTAAAATCTTGGTCTACAACAAAGTTACTGTCTTCAATTCCATTTGGCTTTGCGTTAAACATTAAAGAAGTTGACTTAAGATCATCTCGAGGATCAGCACCTATTCCGGCTGCAGGCCCTAGTATAGCTCTTGCTTCTGCGCCACTACCACCACCTCCTGTTATTGTTACACTTGCAAAATTATATCCTTGCCCCATTGTCATGGCGCTATCAGTACTCGAATCAAGTTCAATCTTTGTAACAGCTCCGCCTGAAACTACGGCAGTTGCTGCAGCTCTGACACCGTCACCATTAATTGTTACAGTTGGTGCACTATCACCATAACCGGATCCACCTGCAGTTACTGCAATACCTATGACTTGACCCGGTACCGCGGAGTCTTGAACTAGAGTTTGTAGAAGTTCAAGTGCAGTTAATGGATCTGGTTCGACTAATATGTTAGCTCTTGAAGAGTCTAGAACTTTTTCCACTGGTACAAAGTTTGCTGATAAAAATGCACTTGCTCTTGCTGCACTTAATGAATACAAATACTTCCACACATAACCATCAGAAGTTTTAAATGGTTTTGTGGTTGTTCCAGTTGGCTTAATGGTTGATGTTGTAGCTGTGCCGGCAGAGTTTTTAGCTCCTTGCAAACAAATGTACACCTGATTGTCTTCAGTTAAAATCGCATAAGGATTTGTATCAGGTATGTTGACAAAGTCATCATCATAGCCTTGATATATTGATCCTGATGACCAGTTATATCTTGGTATTACATATGATACGTCACTTGCAGACTTTATAGATTGTAGACCTGCTCTAACATTTCTTATTGTTCGTGGAGTGTCAGTTGGTGTTGGAACAGTTTCTGAGCTGTCCCATGATTCAGACCTTCCTATTCCAATATAATACCTATTCGTAACATTCGTAACTTCATCAAATACTGTTTGAGCAAGTTGTTTTTTAAACGGGTCTGTTATTATTGCTGACATGATTTATTCCTATATTACTATTATTGAATTACTCGAATCGCGAGCGGTAAGCATGAACCATTTAGCTCCATCCCATATACACTGTGTCGCTCTATTCGTTGGCAACTGAATTGATGTTCCGTTTGCAAAGCTCGTTGGAGTAATAGTTGCCATTCCTGAACCTTTGTTAGTAAAGATCTTAAATTCACCTGTAGTAGTACCGGGTCCTAATGCTACTGCTAATGGAGTACCACTATTACATATTATTAGTGAAGAACCCGAATCAGCATGACCTCCGTTATGACCATTAGAATCAAATTCGTCAGAACTAAATGCTGCCTTATTTAAGGAGACTGAACCTTTACCTTTTGCTGTAAGTGAAAGATTTAAGTTAGATCCAGTACCAGTAGCAGATAAAGCAGGTCCAGTTGTACTTGCTCCATTTGCAATTGTTAATTCATTAACAGCACTACCTGTTGCAGTAAGCTTAATGATTTCATTTCCATTAGCATCATTTATTAAAGTTCCAATTGTTGGTGAATTTATTATCGGTGCAGTCAATGTCTTATTTGTTAACGTCTGTGATGCTGCTATTGTTGTAATTGTACCAGCTCCACTAGGTATAGTAATTGTTCCACCATTTGTAATAGATGCAATAGTAGGAGTAGTAAGTGTCTTATTTGTTAACGTCTGTGTAGCAGTATCTATTACTACATTACCTCCGGCATCTGGTAAAGTAATCGTTCGATCAGCAGTAGGATCAGTTGCAATTAGCTTGGTTTCATGATCATCTGCACTTGTTCCTTCAAATATAATAGTGCCCTCACTACCCGAATCTTTTATAATAACTTTTGTAGTTAGTGTTGAACTATCACCTCCAAATTGCGTATATAGCTCCTTGAAGTTTAAATTTATCTTATTTCCTGCAGAACGTAAGGTATCACCTGTACCATCGTTTGCTGAAGAACCTATGCTTATATCTTGTCTTGTCATGTTAAATCCTAATTATACCTTTATTTATACTAGAAAGATGAATCAGTTATCTTTCGAGTGAATATTTCGTTGTCCATAGTTTCTATTGTCATTGAGAAATCTGGAGTTGCATTTACACCGGTTAGATCACTATCTCTTATTGAACTATCATCAAAAGTAAATGAGTTTGGTGTAATAATTTGTTTTACTGCATGATAAGTTGTATCAAGTTGGTCTAAAGTAAAGTTTTGGTAATCACTAACTAACTCATTTAAATTAGATCTAACGTTACCGCCACCTGAATCTATCAACACCGTTGACTGAACAAACGGTAGTGAAAATGCCATAGTCGCCTGTCCTAAGAGTGTTGGCCCAGGTGATGAGTCTACAAGTGATAACGGTGCTGTTGCACTAAGCGCACCTACCGTATCTGAAACAACTTCACCTTTAAAATAAAATCCTGCAGGGTGTATAAACTTTTTATATAATTCTGACCATTTACTTGTATCAATACCTGTCTTTACTAATAAACCAAACGTTTGAAATAACTCATTGTCTTGCAAGAACTTTAATGACTCAACACCTATAGTACTTGCAGAGTCTCCAACATTAAATATTGATTGTTTACCATACTCAACATCTCCTACTTGTTGGAAGAATAATCTAAAAAATTCTTGGAAACTAAACTTTGTTCCTTTGCTTCTTGCTAGCTCTGCCAATCGAGTTAATGCATACCTAGTACTTGTAAAGTTTTCACCTGTTTCTAATCCACCAGCAATCTCACTAACAAAATTATTTAGTAAGTCACTAGGCATCTCTTGAGTGTCTTTTTTAGAAAACAGTTGTCTTATATCATCACCAAAAGCATGTGTTCCGTTATCTGAATCTAAGAAGTCATAGTATTTTTCTAAAAAAGTTACAAGTGTTGGAAACTCGCTAGTGTAGTATTCAGGTAAAGCTTCACGTACCTTTCTTACTTGAAAGTTCTTAAGCCTTCTTTTACTATGATAATTAATAGACATTAAATGCTAACCTGTGTATTTTGAAAATCAAGAAGTGCTCTTGAAGTTGATGTTGAAGTATCAATGTCAAGAACATAATTACGTAATGGTCTTATAGTATTTTGATTTGCAGGAGTTACGGTAAGTGATATAAAGCTCCCATCTATAGAAGATGGCTTAAATCCTACCAAGCTTACAGTGCCGGTATCTTGATTATAAGACCCTACATTATCGTTCTCAATGGTTCCATCAACTGAAATAATCTGTATTTTATTACTACTTAGCTTATTTTGTAATGAGCATGCTTGACCGTTAAATGTAAATCCTGAAGACGTTAATACAGGTAAGTCCGCCGCCGGTATGGCAAGCTTTACTGGAAAAATTATATCATAACCAAGAGAAATATTATTAGTAGGAGTAAATGTTTGTACCATCTTAACATCTATTTTAGAGTTTAAAATTGCAGGATCAAGCGCATCAATAATAGTAAGTATATTTGATCTTCTAAAAACTTTATTAAATCTTTGCAAGTTAGTTCCAAAAAATGAATTTATTCTGGTCTGTACTAAGTTTTGCATTGCCTGCCCAGTAGAACTAGTCAAGTCTGGATCTA